TTGGCTTTGCCCTCGTCTTTGCTCTTCTGGCCTTTCAAGACCTCTTTGTACTTTTCTTGTACATACTTAGGGTCTTTCTTACGCTTCTTCTTCTTTGGCTTCTTCTTTGCTTTCTTGAGTCCGTAGATGTCATAATAGTCCATGATGTCATGTCTCCTCTAATAGTTTCTTTATAGACCGCCATAAAAGAATTACAAGAACCCCTATAGGAGGAAAGCATGGCTAACTCAGATCAAAATGCACAAGGCGGCGTACAGGGAACTTCTTCTCTGTATAAGTTCAACTCCAGCCCAAACACAAGAGCTGTAGTATCACAGAAGACGAGAATCTTAACTCCAGCCTACGGCGGAGAGAGAGGCCTTCTTTATCAGATTGGCGTCGTGAATAGCTTTGACCCTAGCGACTCAAGCAGAGGTGTTAACGAGATCAGAGGTGTCGGCTTTGGCGACCAAGTCGCAGAGCTCGTTCCAACAGTCACAGAGGTGGCGACCTTTACTGCTGAGAGAGCTATGCTCTATCTTAGCAATGGTCATCAGGCATTTGGATACGCGGGTGGTGTTGACGGTGCGGTTCGAAGCTTACAGCAACACCGTTGGCCTTTCGACGTAGAGCAACAAATTGTATTCTCTACTATCGCTGATAAGGAAGCTCCTGACGCATCTGAAGTTGATGGCCTTGTAGATATTGACTTTACAGCACAGAATGCATCAGGCTCTGATGCATATAAAAATGAGGGAGGTTTGTCAGAAGCACTGCATAAAGCACTCATCACTTACTATGAGGCGTGCTGGATTACAAGCATCGGAAATGGTACTTTCGCCGCAGAAGGTGGGATCATCACTCAGTCAATCCAAGCATCTGCGACAGACGTGCATGATCTCTACAGCACCTATGGTGAGTTCATGGCCACAGGTAATGACCCTACAATCGGTCAAGGTTCTTCGATCATCTATGAGGGAATCGGTAACTCTACAGACGTTAGTGCAGACCGCAACTTTGGAGGTCCTGTTGAAGCTGATGAGGGAGATGAACAAGAGGTTATAGTTCTTCTTTAAGTCTCTTCCTTAGTATAATAAGGGAGCCGTCCCTTTATAATACAGGAGAATATGAAATGCAGATTGATTTCTCAGAGCTAGAAGAACTTTTATCCCCTCTTACTGCCATGTGCAAAAAAGAGAAGATGGTAAACTTAGGTGGTGTGTCAGTTACTCTAAGGCCACTGACACCCATCGAAGAAACAGAAGTCCAAAAGATGTTACCCGACATCAACAACGAAGCCTACGCTGCGGTAGAGTTCGCCGACGTATTTCGTAAGGAAACCTTGTCGAGAGCTATCGTACAAATAGGGTCTATGGATCTTCGCAGTGTTAAGACCGTCTCCACAGGTCAGACCTTGCCTTCTGGTGTTGAGCAAAAGATCACAAAAGGAGAAGCGATCCTTAAGATCTTATCTGAGTGGAGTAGGCCTGTACTCTCAAAGGTCTTCGAGGAGTTCACCTTCTTGAATGAAGAGATCGAAGCTGAGATGGACAGTAGTCTCAAACTGAATACAGAGGACACCGATGCGATCTCTGAGAACCTCAAGGAGAGGTCTGAGCAGATAAAGCAAGCTGATACTCTGGCTTCAGTCTCTGAGAATACTTCTAATGAGCCAACCGAAGTACTATGAGCCCCTCTATAGGTTCATAAGCTCTGGGGGGGAGGGGCTTGTTTTAACCTGTAGAGGCAGAGCCTTGTCTTTTAGGACACCTACCGCCTCTGACTATCAAGGGTGCTTGAGATATAGTGCGTCTCTCTCAGAGCAAGAGACATTTCTTCTCGCCTGTTGTCTTACACGGGTAGGCGGCTTCAAGGTCTCTGAAAAAGACAGGTATAAGCTCTACAACCACCTAAAGTCACTCCCCCGACTCAAGAAGAGGGCGATGCCCCATTTCTGGAAGGTTGTAGAGGAGACTCAGAAGTCGGCTGAGATGTTTGAGGCTTTTTGCTACTCCGAGAATTCTAGATACCTCTGGGGCAAGTGGAAGTCCTCTTCTAGGTTTGGCTTCCCTCTGGAGGGTAATGAGCTTACGGACATACACTTACAGTGGATCGCCTTCAATGAGCTCGAAGACAAGAAAGAAGACTTAGAAGATGCTTGGAGAAGGGCTTTTTTCCAAGCATCCGCTATGAATCCTAAAGGTGTCGAGAAGATCCAGAAGGAATGGGATAAGAAGCGTGGGCAAGAGAAGAGGCATAGAGAGAAGGTTTTAAAGCTCGCAGAGAAGGGGGAGACTTCGACTAGAGACCAAAGTGGAGAGAAAACGATTCAGGATCTTCAAACTGAGTATCGGAATTGGGTAGATGGGGTTGAAGATGGGCATGACAAGATTGTCCGAGAGTATAAAGAAAACCTTACTAGGTTTATCTCAAACGGGCGGAAGGTTGTCTCTAGGCAGAAGAGTGATTCTGAAGACATGGCTTCGAGCTTTGATGAGCTAAATAGTTTATCTATGAATACGCCTTTGAAAGCCTATTCAGATGATGAGATCGAGAAGATGGTTGCTTCAGGCAACCGTAACACAGTTATGTTCGACGAGAGTGGGGACTATGACGAGATCATCTCGGATAAGTACCTGACAGCTCGCGAGCTTATTCGAGACAAATCGTCTTTAATGGATCAGGTGGCGAAAAGGAAGTTGCCAACAATAGAGGGGTAGTAAAATGAATCAAGCCGCTATGGACAAGATGTTTGCACAACTCGCGAAGAGTGCAAGAATTGATGTCTTCAAAACCTCTCTAGACTCTATGCAGGAGGCTCTTGAAGTCTCTAAAAAGATCCGTAAAGATGAGGAGAAGGCCACAGGTCGAAACAACGCCGCACAGCAGAAGATGCTTGCGGGATTTGCCTCTGGTCTTGAACGGCAGTTGTCTCTGTCTACAAAAGGACTGTTAAAAGCTCAGGCGAAGGTACAGAAAGCTCTGCGGACAGGTAATGAAGCAGAGATGAAGATAGCCCAAGCGGAGGCTTCACGTCTCAGCTCTGTAGTTTCTGATATCATGAAGAGGTCAAGAGAGTCTGCAAAAGAGATAGAGTCTTACAACAAGGCTCTTGAGAAATCGAATGAGATCTTCACTCAAGACTTGAAGACTAGGAGAGAGAAGGTAGAAGAGTTAGGGAAGGCAGGCTATATTGCTCAGGAGGTTATGTTAGGTAGCATCAAGAGTAGTGCAGATGCTCTTAAGGAAGGTGTCTCTAGTCTTGAGGGTCTAACTGAGGGGGTCACAGGCAAGCTTACCAAGTTCTTCCACAAGAGGGCGGCATCTTTCGATGAGAAGGCTAGGTCAGAGGAAGATCCTGGAAAAGCTTCGGGCTTTATGCAGATGGCGAAGTCTCTGGGAGGTCTCGCAAAGACTCTCGCTGTAGTAGGTGGTAGTGTCACCATTCTTGTTAGTCTGTTCTCAATGGCTGAGGGTGCGGTCAAAGACATGAATAAGTCGATACTCACCTCTGTCTCCTACACAGACTTGATGGCGGTGTCTGGAGAAGGAGTACAAGACAAGTTCAAGACTCTCAGAAGCCTGTTCACGGATGGTAGCTTTCTTGACGAGCTGGGGATGACAAGCGATGACTTGGAAAAACTTGGGGGGTCGTTAAATGAAGCAAACTTAGGGATGAGAGCTTTGGGTGGAGGGAATAGCGGTCTTGAACTCACTCGGAAAGCAATGAAAGATATTAAAACAGAGAGTCTTCGGCTAGGCATCTCTATGGATGATGCGGTTACTCGAGCAGAGAGCTTTGCTTATGAGATAGGTGTCTCTGTGAAAGACGGTGCTTTCTTAAAATCAATGGTTTCCGACTTCGGGGACATCAGAGACATGGCAGTTCAGACAGGCTACTCTACAGCTAACTTCTATACGAAGGTAAAGGGTCTGACTGATGAGTTGGACAATATGAACCTAAGAACTAAGGAAGCGGGAGCACTCTTTATTCGCCTCGGTAGAGTTGTAGGCCCTGATGGTGTCTCTGGTCTTCTTTCAGGGACTGCTTCTCTCAAGGGAGAAGATTACCTTGATCAAATCAAAAGACAGATGCTCACGGATAAGGGGAAGACAAAGGATATTCTCGAAGCAGAGGCACAGAGGTCAGCCTCCAATATACGATCTACTTTTGGTGCTAGTGAGAAGGGCATGGGGATACTAGCGAAAGCAGGTCTCGATACAGGGGACAATAAAGCTCTGGTCGCTTCTATGCAGAAAATGAGTACAGAAAATCGCCAGGCGTTGCTTGGTGAGTTGGCTCTTGACCAAGATACTGCGGGTCTTGGGATAGAACTTGCAAAGTCTTTTGATGTAGTTCGCGGGTCTTCGAAGGGTGCGTCGAGGACGGATCGCTCGAGGGCGTTTGACTCGATGGGTGCAGGAGCAGGCCTTGCGATGCAGTATGCTAGATTGGAGACTCACTTAGGAGGCAGAGACGTAAGTGATATGAGTGACATTCAAAAGAAAGCTATGATGGCGTTCACGGATCTCACTAAAGTCCAAGTAGAGGAATTTGGTCGTATGCAAGATACCTTTAAGGGTCAGTTTCGAGCCTCACAAGATATGGCGGCTAAAGGATCCTTGACCAAGGAAGAAGAGCAGAAGCTTTCAGCTATGGGGTTAAAGGTCAAGGGGGGGAAACTTCTAACGAAGGATACAGACATTGAGGTCAAGGATATAGCGGCCTTCATACTTGCCCAGAGTGAGTCGATAGACAAAACGAAGGATAGTGCTCTCTCACAGGAACAGCTTTTGTCTCAGAATATAGTTGCCACGGTCAGCCTTGCAGATCGCATCAACAAGTATCTGGGCGAGATCTTGATGGATATCTCTGGCGGTATCATGGACATGGTCAACTATTTCTTCGGGAGGAGTGAGACCGAGGAGACAAAAGCAAACAAGGCAGTAGTTCGGAGAGACTTAGAAAGTAAACTAGGTAAGAACCGCGACTTGCTTGGGGGGAAGAGATCCGAACTCCTAAAGGCTCAGATGTCTCTTAAAGTGGCTAGTCCGAAAGAGAAGAAAAAGATTAAGACTCAGATTTCTACTTTAGAGAAAGATATTAAGGAACAAGAAGATCTGAAAGTAGCACTGAAGACTTCATTAAGTAATGTGAATAAAAGCACTCACACCCCCACTTTATTAGGTATGACTCAAACAGTGTCAAAGGAAGAAATCAGGAAGTCGGCACTTAGAACAACAACAGAAGACCTGCAAAGTAGAGGTGCTCTCAAGGGGACGGCATACGATAAACACGCCACTGAGTCTGAAAGATTACTTAAAGGTTTTAACACCAAATATGGTACTTCTCACGAGAGTTTGCCCGATGCCCTGAAAGCTTCAAAAGGCCGAGTAGAGATGGACTACTTTAAAAAAGAAGGGTATAACGTCTCAGGGGCAAGGATATATAAAAAAGGGGATAATCCTAGTGAAGCCCGCCAATATTTCGAGAGTGGTGAGGATTCCGAATCGACTCGAGGGGATAAATCCGCCGTTTTTAAATCCCTCGACGAGCAAACTAAAAAGCTTGATAGGCAAATTAAAGCCTTAGAATATTCCGTTGACTCTCAGAAGCAAAAGAAAGAGGCAGTGGAACAAGAAAAGGCAAAGGCTCAAGACTCCACCGTCAAGAGAGCTAAAGAGAAAAACAACACCCACCTCGCTGAAGAGATCGTAAATGCAGAGAAGAAAGACAAGCTCAGTTCTCTCGCTACTGCACTAGGTGTAAACTATGGAGCTGATGCAGGTGCGAGTACTATCGCCGAGAAGATAAATCAGAAAGGTCTCACTTCTGAGCAACTGATGGGGTATGGTTATGAAAAACAGATTCTCCGAGAGCTAGGGATCAAGGTAGAGAATATTAACGATGGCCTCTTCACAAATGGGAAGATGTACCGATTTGACCAGAAGGATGACATCTTAGCCATGAAGCCTGGAGGGGCTGTGAGTCAGCTAGGGGGAGGCACTATAAACGCCACGATTAATGTTAACGGTGCTGGAGATCCCGAAGCCGTAGGTCGCATTGTGATGAGAGAGATGGAGAATCTCAACAAGAGAATAAGGGGAGGTGCTAAATGATCAGGTCTCCTATAACTAGAGATATCGGAGACGCGAAGCTGGGTATCAGACCTTTTGTATTCGACATTGTCGCTCCTGATGGTGTGACTTCTCTACTCCCAGACGGTCTCAAAATGACTCTTCATGCTAACCCAAATCAGATAGAGTACAAGTACTCTAAACAAAGGTCTATATCTAAGACCCTTCATGGATTTGTGGAATACTATTGGGGTGATGAGCCAACCACAGTCAGCTTCGAAGCCTCTTCAGGTGCTTTTATCCGCCCCTTCACGGGTCTTTCCGCAGTGACAGGGCCTGTCGGACTTGAAAATGGTGGAGCGAATATAGGCGGTACGAGAAGGGATACGATCTCCTATGACAAGTACCTAGATGTCCTAGCTATGTTCCACAACAACGGGTCTATCTATGACAGTATTGGTCAGATTGTATTGCAAGGTAAAATCAAGATGACCTTTGATGGGGGTACTTGGTTTGGGTGGTTTCAGAGTTTCTCTGTGACCGACGACGCGTCTGGCCCTTATCAATTCAAGGTAAGCTTAGCGATGCAAGTAGAGCGTGAGTTTCATGGGGTTCGGAGTCAATCTATAAACGGGAGGTTTGGATGAAAGCCACAATTGACACAAAGCCTTTTCTCAAGCTGGCTACGACAGAAGAGTTCTTTCTTTTCCCCGAAGACAATGAGGGGACAATACCTTTAGATCCCGCCAACCAACAACATCTCAGGTCGATGTCTCCTTTTGTCTTGGCTCTCGACCCTCCCGATATGGGAGACTACCTGACCACGAAAGAGGCGAAGCCCTTCCAAGGTCAAAGGAGGTCTTCTTATGGCATAGCTGCAGAACGAAACTATGACGACTTGAAGTACAGCCCTCGATTACCTACCTACTCGAAGAGTCCAATCAGGAGTTCCGTAAGTGGTCTTGAGTTACGAGATCAAGCGGGCTTCTCTGACAAAGATCAGCTTGTGTCTATTGCGAGCCAGCACCTTCAGATGAAGAATACGCCACCCATCGTGTTCTTAATAAACCCGCTCTCAATGGCATTCAAATATGAGAGTATTCAAAACTACTCAGAATCAACCCGCTATGGGTTTGTGTTCTATAGGTGGGGGGAGCAACTGACCACTATAGACATTCAGTGCAAGATAGGATCTTTCATCTCAGGCAGGGCTCAAAGAGAGATCCCTGATCAGAAGGGCAATCTTAAAGGTGTGTCTGGTTTACAGTTCGCATCGAGAAGGGACAGTGCGGGATGGAGGCAACTTATGAACATTCTAGCTTCGTATCGCAATGGTGCGGCTATCCATGATGTTCTAGGTAGATCGAGAGCCAATCACGATGTCGGCACACATAGTATTTACTATGATGGTCAGAGGTGGGTGGGTAGGATTAAGGACTTAAGCTTCTCTCTCGGAGAAGACACTCAAAACGGAGGTATCGAGTTCAGTATGAGCTTTGAGGTGTATAAACACTTCCAACAAGACTTTGAAGCGAAGAGTGTTCTTTACCCTATGTTTAAGCCTTCTACTAGCTTTGGTAATACAGGAGCTCCATCATGAAGACTGATGAAAGACCTTATTCTGGTACATGGTCTGAAGACATTCAGAATAAGTACAGGACGGTGGTGTCTTGGACTCCCGATGCGATTGTACAATTTAATGGCGACACGACCCTACCAGGGTGTCCAGAGTGCAAGAATCGCATAGATTTCTCTTCTTTCATAACCTCCGTGAATATAGGTAGTGGGATAAAGTCCTCTTCAGCGAGCTGTAGCATTGACTTGATCATACCGAAGTCTTTTGGTGATGTGGTCTATAGGGATGGCAAGTTCATTTTAACGACAGGCATCGAGGTCAATGTTTACTACCGAGGATTTTTCAAAACAGACCAGCTCTCTTTGAAAAACGATGTAGTAGAGCTCTTTGATACAAAAGAAGACGGTTCTACAGAGAGACACAACGTGGATCTCAACAAGATTCAAAATCGTCCTTACTACCCTGTCTTTCATGGTTTTATTAAAGGCGTGTCCATCACCCTCAATGACAATGCCTATCAGGTCTCTATAGGCACAGGAAACATGTTGAGTCTCTGGGATAGTCAAATGATTAACACCCAGCAAGGCTTCTTTGCGGCTAACCCCAAAGAAGCGAGAGGCTCAGTCAACCTCATGGGTCATGTTTATACCAACATGACCCCACATCAGATTATATACGACCTTTTTCGAGATACGGGTGGTTCACCTGAGGGTACGAACTTTGTCCTCCAGCAGAAGACGAATCTTACAGGTAAAATCGCCACAGGACAGCAGTTCTACTCGCTCTATTTGAGGTACTTGGAGAACCGATTTAGCAACGGACTATATGGGTTAAAGATGTTTGGTGCGTCGGGTCGTGCATACACCACTTTTGAGCAGTCTATTCTCGTAGACAATACACCTGCTGGTAGGGACAACGAATATAAGAAGGTTGTTAAAAGGCAACTCAAGCCCCACACCGTGTCAAAAAGAAACTCAAGTTCCGCTTTGTCAAACATGATGAAAGCAGGGTTCATAGCTCAAGACCCTCAAGGTCGAGTATTAAGGACTTTAGACGTTCGTCAACTGCCTTCCATATTGGGAGAGAAAGAAGACGCTGTCAATGTTCTCTCTTTGCAAGAGTTCATCACAGATATAGGCTCTCTAGGACAAGTCAGTTTTTACGAGTCTCAGTTCACAAGCAAGATGAGTCTCGCTAACCAAGTGTCAGAGAAAATAGGGTACGAGTTCTATCAAGATCTAGACGGCGATCTTATATTCAAGCCTCCGATGTACAACATGGACACTAGTAATGACAGGGTCTATAGAATCAATCGGGAAGATACGTTGAGTATTAGTTACGAACACAATGAGCCAGAGTACACTTATGTAATCTGTTCTGGAGGGCCTTTTAGAAACCTCAAGGGAACTAATCTAGAAGGGGAGTGGGGCGTCAAGGGGATGTATGTGGACTATAAACTTGTGGCGAAGTACGGCTGGAAACAGCTTTCCTTTGACACCAGCTTCTACAACTCCGCGAGGAAGGCTTTTTACGCGGGTGTGGTGGCGTTAGACAATGCCAATAAAGCGACAGAGGGGTGTAGTGTCTCTATCCCCTTGAGGGCAGAGCTCAAACCAGGATATCCTGTGTACATTGAGGAGAATGATTGCTTCTACTATGTCGAGGCTTTGAGCCACAATTTCTCTTACGGAGGTGAGTGTACTACTAGTCTCACTTTGACAGCTCAGAGGAAGAAGTTCATACCTCCAGGTCGCACAGATAAAAAATACTCTGAAGACCCAGCTCAGGCTGTTGACTTAGGGGACACTTCATTACCTGAGAAATACATATATACAACGAACTCAAGGACGAACCTTAACAATGAGAAGGTCGTCACTAAGAAGATCGTGGGTTTCCCTAATGTTGTTATGGCTCTAGATCCCTTTAAAATGGATCCAGGGTTTTTAACATTCTCTGTAGACTACCAATCTATGGGTCGTCTAGGGACAGAGACTAGGCAAGCATACAGGAATATGCTCCTTATTGAAGGTAAGAGGTATGGGGTCATCAAGACAGGTGCGGGAGGGGATCTTTTTAGTGGCCCGTGGATTGTGAAGATAGGTGACCAAGAAGGGTCGTTAGGCTTGGAGAAAGAGGGAACACCTTACTTAACCAAGCAAGGTAAGCGTGTTCGCACGTCCAAGATTTCTCGAGGTCAAGCTGGATCTAAGTCGATTATTCTAGGGGAGTCCGCTCTAGAGGGGGCGACTTACCAGAAAGTCAAAGCCGAGGAGAAAGCAGCGAAGCTCGCGGGCAAAGGTAAGTATTCTAGTACCAACGAGAAGGAAAGGCTTAAGATTATTAGAGAAGCTGAGCTCCGATTGGAAGAAGCCATTGATTCTTTAACAACCCAAGGAGGTGCTCAGGCTTCTTTTACGGTTTACGACCTTATCTTAGCTATTCGGAAAGCGAAGGGTCAAGAGGTCGAAGATGGACAGATAAACACCTCTAACTTATTGAGATTGTTAGAGAATAAGAAGAACAGCTTTGCACCACACCTTCCAGGTTACTACAGGTATTACTCATCTTCCCACCCGAGCCGAGAGCATCAAGGCCCTTCGATTCCTACAATAAACCCAGACAGTGCAGGAGAGACTCCTGAGTTAAGGATTGATCCGCCAGGGATAGCAGACCCTACAGACATTAACATGGTGGAATCAGACCCTCTCAATGGGAAAGACAATGTGGTCTTTAGCCAGAAGCGAGGTGCTGTTGTTGCAGGTCTCAACACAAGGACTCTGTACACATCAGGGTTTGGGTATGTTCCTACTAAGGACATCAAGACTTTAACGTTCCAAATAAACCAGACGTTAGTCGAGCGAGAGGTTGAAGTAGGTTTGACCTTTGACCCCTCTAGATGGGAGAGGGGTGGCAATTACGGAAATGCTTTCAAGAATAATGTAGTGGCAGTCCTGAGTCGGACGATTGCTAGAGCCTATAAGCCTTCTTTAACATTAGGTCAGTTGAAGAAGAGTGTTTTTAAGTCTCGACAGAGAATCCCAGCCTTGTACCCATCGGATTTCTATTTTCAAGCTTCCGTTTTGGGAGACACAAAAAAACTATCCGCCGCAATCCCTAACGTGACTAATAAGACAGTCTTCGCGAGGATTTTAGCCTCGGAACTCTATGTTCAGTTGTTCAACGCATTAGGCCGAGACTTTGACGATCTATATAGAGAATGGGGTTCAACAGAGAGGGCAAGATCCGCAAGGATAAGTGCTCTTCTCTCAAAGGCTCAGAAGGTATTCCGACCGAATATCAAGGGAGCTTTTTATCGTGGCACTTCGAGGAAAGAGAAGATTAGAGAGTTCAAGAACGGCAAGATGATCTCTCCAATATTCCCTGTCTCTGACGACCGAGGTTACGAGGTGTTTGGGGCATACCAATATGGTAGAGGGCTCTCTCCTGCGAGAAAAACTCTTTTTGATGCACTGTTAAGACAAGACCCTTCCAAGATTTTCACACAACAACAGTTAAAGGATCTAAGAGATAGTCTAGGGGACTTTGATAGCCCTGAGTCTTTTCAAAAAGAGTATAAGAGAAGAATCCTTAACCGCATCTCTGAGATCTACAGTACACAAGGTGTTGAAGTCGTTCAGAGGTACTATAAAGCATACGGCCTAGACTTAGACGATGAGTCTAAAGATCCCACAGGAGGCTTTAACTTCCAAACTCTGGCTAACGCGATGATGACAAGGTCAGACGAGCAGGTCATCCAGAATGTACCTAAGACGTTAGCGGAGATCCGACCTAACTTAGGTAATCAAGCGATGTGTTCCTGTAAGGGAACTACTTCAGAGGCGACTTTGCTGTATGATGCGGTAAACCTTGAAGACTCTAGGGTGGATATAGAGAACCCTCTCGTAGCAGAGGCCCTCCGTGCTTCAAGAGCTAAAACACCTGCTTGGATTGAGCATCAGAAAGCACTGAGGGCGGAAGGTTTCGGATTGTCAAGTAATCAGAATATGCTTAGGTCGGTTATAGATCAGGTGGGCGATGCTTTTAATGGGCTTGGAAATCAAACTGAAAGCATCGGCGAGGCGATTACCGATTTGACGGACAAAGAAAAATATGAAGACGCAGCCAAGAGGAGAGGTAATTCATGAATAAAGGGAAAACAGTAGCTCAGCAAAGTCAGGACATCGCAAATCGAGAGGGAGACCCTTCAAGGGGTAGACACGCCCTTTCCCTTTGTATCGCCAAGATTGTAGAGATTCATTCTGAGGAGATGCGTTGTACCCTTCAGATCATACATGGGGAAGGAGACTTGTCTCAGCCTCTATCTGGTGTTGAATTGCTGATGCCCTCTTTGGGCAATAGGCATTTCATGGGTGGTATCCCAGAGGTAGGAGACCAATGCGTCGTGGGCTGGTTTGTGGGTAACAGTAATGGCCCTTCTAGTAATAAGACACCTGCAATCTTAGCTTGGTGGCCTCGGGCTAGTTATTTAGGTCATGATTGGTTGCCTACTCAGAGCTTTGCTCCTGGTGAGGGGGTGGACACGAATGTTAAAAGGCAACAAGTGTCCGCCTACCACCAAAGAACAAGACATAAAATGAGACACTACAACCCAGGTAACGTGGCGGGTAGTTCTTCTCAGGGTTCAGATCTGGTGCTAAATGAAAGCGTTTTACTAAGTAACCGCAGGTCGAATGAAATTGTCCTAAGAGACCAAGACCAAGCTATCGTGATGAGATCTCTACAGCAGTTTCATGCGATGTCGGGAGCTAGGGTCTATGGTGGCATGGTTCAAAGAGACGCTAGGAGCCTCCCTAAAGAGATGTTCTCCGATGGAATCCAATGGAATTCCTCTATCCAGCTCGACAACTCAGGCCAGCCCTACTACCCATTGGCAGACGGTTTTGAAAAAGACCCGATAGAAGCAGGGAAGCTGACCCCACACCCTCTGTTTCAGCGAGGCCCTGATTCCGTTTTCGATGAAAATGAGATGTACAATCTTGAGTCGAGCTTTCAAGGAGAGTTCCCTCCCCCGCTTGATCCTTATAGGTTCTTGTATCACGCAGGTCTTGTTGATGAGAACTTTTATGACTCGACAGACGGGTCTGCGATTACTTATGGA